TTTGTCAAAATCACTGTAAGTAGAATGGACAGCAAACCCATTAGGTTTCTTAGATTCTAGCATTTCTTTGTATGCCTGTAAATAAGCAGCAAAGTCATCCAGATAATCATTTACTTCCGACATTGTGCATTTGCGAACAAATACATTTTCAGAAAAATGATTACCCGGTTCAAAGAACCTAAATGTTCCTTCTGCCTTGGGAAGATTTGGATGAGAGAACAGATAGTTTTCTACTGGATGCTGAAAGTCAAATACGATAATGACTTTTTTATCAAAGAAACCCATTAGATCCATTCCGAAGCAGGGAAGATTCTCACCCGTCTTTGGATAGATAATGTTGTTGTAAATACATGATTTCTCATCCCAAATCTCAACTTCTCTAGACTTGATAATGTGTTTACTGTTATAAAGTTTGGCAGAAAGAGAAGTTCCATTCTCCTTCCAGTTTGCCCAATCTCCAATATTTTCTAAATCAGGAAAGGTATTAAAGATGAGTTTTTTATACTCATACCAAAGATCACTCACACCCATTCTGGTTTACGCTCCGGCATACGAATATAGTTATCTTTGACCCAAGGTTTAGATGCAATATACATCTTATAAGCATCAAAGGTTGAGATGCTTGTATCAAGTTTATATTCGTCAGGCATTGCCCGTGAGAATGGTGTGTGAGAATCTAATCTTGCTTTTGGAAAAATTTTATCTGCTTCTAGAAGAGTTTGGAAGCAGGTATGCACTTTACCATATCGTGCTGCATACTCTTCACACAGAGCAAATCCATGCTGTAGCAACCATCGGGCATTTGCCAAAGTTTCATTTGCCCAAATGGTGCAAGGATGATTGCGAAAGGCACCCTTCTCAGTCGCATAGGGTTGCCCGTCTGCTTTGGGAAGAGTGCCGTATCCATGTCCCCACTTGTCTGAAGCAACGATAGAGAGCATCTGACAGGTCTCTAGGGGCATCTTGACGATGTGCTTGTCGGGAAGCACTTGTGCCGATTTGTAGGGACACTCGTCAGTCACAAAAATGTTCATGATAAAAGTTTGCTGAAGCTAATTGCTAGAAGAAATCCTAGCATAATCACAATGTCCCATGACTTTGTTTTTACAAAATATGGGATTGAAATGGTGTCCGCAATGACATTCATTATGACACCAGTGGTCAAATTAACATGTAAAACAACAAAGTAGGCAGAGATTACCAAAATGCTGCCCACTACTCTCATTGCCGTTAGTGTTTTCATCCAAATGTAGAATCAGGTTCCAGAGCAATATAATAAGTCAGATTGTGCTGACCGTTGGTAAATTTTGACAAAAGTTTAGAAGACACTACGACATCATAAGCACCCGGAATAATCTTAATGTTTTCGACTTTGAAGTTGAAACTAAACTCTTGGTCTGTTTCTCCAACCACAATCGCATATTCGTTAGAAGTATCATTCTTCTTATCACGGACAACGAGTTTAATTACACCTGCTTCTCCAATCGCAGAGAGATCGGGAAGTTGATAAACTGCTGCTGCTTTCACTAGTTTCTCAAGAGTCACACTATCCATTTGGAAGCATACATCTTGAGTAGGAAGTTGAATCTCTTTTTCGGGAGGTGCAATAATTACATTAGGATCTGCAAAGAAATACTTCACACGACGCTTACCCTCTTTGATACTCAAGTAAGAGTCTTCCTGAAAATCAAGATCCGGATCTTGATGCAAACTCAAACCATTCAAGAATTGGTTGAGATCGTAGATAGCAAAATCACGAGGAAACTCTTCTTTAATTTCTGCTTCTGCAAGAATATTCTTGGCAACAGAGATTGTTCGGAGTTTATTGCCCTGCTTCACAAGAATCGAGTTGTTGATTCCAGCAAAGTTCTTGAGAATAGCAAGGGCATTATCAGACAGTTTCATTGTGCGTTCTTTCAGTTTCATTGGTTATAGGTTTCACGTTGTGCGTTCTTATCATTGAAGTTCATTAGAAGAACAGCATAATGCAGAATCTTCATAATATCACGACGTGCAGTGCCTTTCTTATCATAACGAGAGGCATACTTGAGAATATTGGATCGGCAGAATGCCTCCCCATCACCACATGCTTCGATCAAATCCAGTGTTTGGATTTTGTCATCTCCAGCGGAATAGTGTTGATTGTAAGTTCCCCGAATATACTCAAGAAGTTCTTTTACAATTACTTCTTCATTATATTTCCAAGGAGTAGCAGGAGAATTGGGAATAATATCATTCATATTTGGATTAGCAATCAAAAATTCATAATCACTGTGTCCCCAAGGACGCATACCATCATCAATAGTTTCGTTCATTTTTAGTTCATCATAAAGTAAGGACCAAGAATTAATCATAATATAGTATATCATGTTTTTGTTTGCTTGTCAATTGACAATAGTGCTACCCCATGGAGTAGACCCATCTTCAGTGGTCTTAGTTTCTTCAACAACTACAGCATTGGGATCGAAGTCGGCATCAACCTTGTCATACAATTCCATGAATGCTTGCTTGGTTTCGTCGTCAAAACGATTCACACAAACTTCAATTGCCTTTGCCTTATTATTAAAGATGCTATAAGCACGAATGATATGAACAAGACGACGAGTGCTGATAATCTCATCGATACCACCATCATAGAAAGTCTTGCGAATAATATCACCCCAATCAACCAGACACTTACAGAAGTCACGATCTTCTACACCCAAATCCAGAGCAATACCCTCAAGGATTTTTTGTTCAGTAGCAGGAGTGGGATAGGACTGCTCAAAGGTCACAGGGAAACGCTCAAGAAATGCCTCATTCAGAACATTGGTGCCAATGAAACGACCATCATCAGAACCTTTGCCTTTGGTATTGGCAGTAGCAATAACATTGAAACCAGCAGCAGGTTTCACGACCTTACCAATTTTTTTCAGAAACACACCCTTGCCTTCAAGGATGGATTGGAGACAGAGAATTTTATTTGAAGCAAGGTCAATTTCATCGAGTAGCAAGATTGCACCTCGTTGGAGTGCCTCAACGACAGGTCCGTTATGCCAAACAGTTGCCCCATCGACAAGACGGAAACCACCAATAAGATCGTCTTCATCAGTCTCAATAGTAATGTTTACACGGATAAGTTCTCGTCCGAGTTGAGCACATGCTTGCTCGACAGAGAACGTCTTACCGTTGCCAGAGAGACCAGTAATGAATGTCGGATAGAAAAGACGGGATTGAACAATTTTTTTAATGTCACCAAAATTGCCAAACTTGACGAAGGTATCATCTTTTTCTGGGATAAGGTTTTGTTCTACGGAAGGCAGTGCTGCAGGTGCCTGATAGGTGCGTTCGATTTCTTCCACTTTTTGTTGAGTCACTTCAAGATTCCACTTACCACGTCCCACTTTATAATCGGAAAGTTTGTTAGTGATAGTCTGATAGTTGGTGCCATTCATTGCACACCAAGCACGAATATCACCAGTAGTCACAGACTCACCGTAAAGTTCTTGAAGAGAAGTGCGGATGTAGTCGGCAGAGAGAGTCATGATGTTGCTTTGTTCGTTTCAACTGAAGTTATTATAGTATAAAAAAAGAGGTCTTGCGACCCCCGTAGACAGTTTGCTCACTGGCACAAGTGGTCTTCTAACTCCTGAACCAGTCTTCTCTTGGAGTGCCTTCTGTCCAGCTCAATACCGACAGTGCGACCATACTCCTCAAGTTCTTTCTTGCTCATATCATGAAATGATACATCACTTTCATAAGGAATGGTTTCGACAATTTCTTCTTCTATTACTTCCTCATAATTTGTAGTATCTTCGTCCACAATAGGAGACTCTTCAACCTCCACACATTCTTCTACTACAGGTTTTGGTGTGGGAGTTGGAGCAGGTGCTGCTTTTTTACCTCCCACTAAATCTCCAAATCTAGACATTTGTTTTACCTATTACTTATAAAAATATTTATCAGGCAATAAGGTCTACAAACTCATTTAGAATTTTCTTATTCATTTTTTTATTTTGAAGGCTCTTCATAAATGACTTTTTAATCTGTGCTTTTGAGGCATCTTCATCTACATCAAATTCAGACTCACTTGCAAGAGCATTTGCAGAAAGACCAAAGTAAGTATGATATCCAGACGTTTTAATTGCAAATGCCTTTTCTTTCTTGAATTGAATCTTAATCTTCTCACTCATTTCAAAATTATCCCGATAATAACGACGAATGAAAGAACTAGCATCACCTGTTGAGAGAACACGAATACCAATGAAGTTTGTATCTACAAAGTTATCCTTAAGATTTTCGAGAAGAACATCAGTCATATCATACCAACTATCACCCAGATTATAAGTATTACCAGTCTTACGATCTCTCAAGAAGCAGTGGGGTCCAATATGTGCCGTGCCCATAAAAGGTTCAGATTCCCAATGACGTTGCACTTGACGATGATATTTGAGAGAACATCCTTCACCATCAGTCAATACAACACATTGCACCTTCTGGAGTTTATTCTCTTTCTTACATGGTGGAATGATTTGGTGAAGTGAAATCATTGTCTCATTTAAAGGAGTGCCAGAAAGATTCATACCTACAGGAATCTTATACATTGCATAACGACTAAAACTCCATGCAAGACGGAAAATATGCTTCATCTGCTGCTCCAAAGTTTTAGTATTGACTTTATGAGTCAGAATATTCATTAAAGAGAACCACTCTCCAACCTGCATCAATCCATCTTTTTTCTTATAAGAAAGTTCACGAAGAACTGCACTACCATTCTCATCTAGAGATACAAGAGGATAGTCATTAGTAAATGCATAAACATCAAAAGGAATACCAACCTTTTTACAGAACCACACCAAGTTACAAAGTTGTTTTACAGTGTCTAACATAACTTTTCCCATAGAACCAGACCAGTCCAGAACAAACACAAGACCATGATTCTTACCATCAGCAAGAGTGGTTACTTTCTTAAACAAATCCTCATTGTATTTGTAAGTATGAAGTTTAGTACAATCAAGAACTCCAGTGCGTGCAGTTGTAGCACGAGCATAAGAATCTGCTGACTTACGACACTCAAACTCTTTCACAAGATAATTAACTTCTTTCTGTGCAGACTTCTTAAACTTGAGGAACTCAGCATCAACGTGATCAAAAACCGTTTTATCAAAATAATTATCCCAAAGTTCATGACAAGCACTATGAATTGTTGAATTAGGAACAACAATCTTTTCCAAATTTACTTTTGGCATC